TCAACAATTGCTCGTCATTTAAATTATTAGACTTCGCTTGATCACTCTTTATGACTCTCATAATTGACACAAAATCACATAACCACGCAATCAATTCTCCCTTGGACTCACTAGAACCATCTAAAAACAACTTATTACTAAACTTAATATTTCTTCCATTTAAAAATTGTTTTAAAAATACAGGTAACTTATCTTCATAAACTCCTTGTTTAACATCAAAAAACAAGATCTTACATTCCCCGGAATAAAAACCAGTAACCGGATCCATACGAATGAGGTCAAAATCAACATTTATACAACGACGGTGCAAAGCTGAAATATGAGAAATACAATCAGTTTGCATCAATCTAATATTCTTAAGATTATTTGTGGTCATCAATAACAACTCACTATTAAAAAATTTTGTATCTTTGAATTTAGCTTCAGCACAATCCAAAGGTAGTCTAACTGGTGAAACCATATTGATCACATTTCTCCATTGTGAATTGCCTTGCTGTCCTACATCGTCCATATAAAAAACTGCTTCATTATTATATGAATCATACCAGTCTTTACCATCCATCATAGCTTTGGTAGCATGAGCATAACTACTTAATCCTAAAACTTGAATTAGAGCACTCATTGCAACAGACTTTCCACAACCTGGAGGTCCTTCAAAAACTATAGCGATAGGCTCAACTCTTCCAGTTGAACAATTATTCTCAATTATTTTACAATTATGTCGAAAAGTCGATACAATATTATCAACTCCCTTCGACAATCTACACCAATCGCTTAAAGATGTACTACGATTGACTTTTACCAAAATCTCCTTACATTGCTTAAGGAGGTCTCTATTTAAAAACAACTTAGGATCAAGCTGAAGCGATTCATTTATTTTCTCCAATTTACGTAGGAGAACGTGCTTATCGGATATCCGAACGATATCCAACAATTGCACAATTGCTGTTTTGATATTTTCAGAAATAGGTAACAACTCTATAAATCCAGTAATTAAACTATTCAAACCACTCAATAAATCATGAAATATACTTTTATCATCCATGATCTTTTGAGAAGTCAACATATTCAGTTTTTGAATAACTGAAAAAATTTTAGTAGGTAAAAATGAAGCCAGAAATGCCACCCCAAGAGAATCCAGACTCTCAGTCTGGAAATTAACTTGTCTAGCATCATGCCAAACTCCATTTACAGGAGTGACTTCTCTAGCCTCTCTCAAGAGTTGTAACACTCTTCCTTTTACAAAAATACTCTCACCCCTACTAAAGCGAGAGTACAATACATAACCATTAGAAAAAAGCTTAATATAATCCAAAACGCTACATTCTCCCTGTAATAGCTTATAAACATCCAGCACGAAATTCATAATCTGTCCCAACATAACTACATCCAAAACATAATTACCCTGAGCCAACTCACCAATCTTAGCCAACATATCAACTACTACTTTTAAGCCAGAAAAAGCATTCTTAGCTTTATCCCAAATTCCTTCACACTTAAACTTATTGGTTAAACCAAAAACTTTGCAAAAAGACTTGTCTTGATTAAACTTAAAAAATTTTCCTTTTACTTTAGAAAAGACTCTTTTAGACACTAATCTCAAACTGTTATCAGACAAATAATATATATAATATTCTTTAGTATCCTTGGTTGCAGCCACGGACACTTTAGTTTTAATTAAACTCTCTAATTTTTTAAATTCACTCATTTTTAATTTTTCATTTTTGTTTTGTTTCGCTACTTAGGCCGTAGTCAACCTGTCTTAAGGCTACAAACCTCCTTTTCTTCCAACCTCCTAAAAAGGAATAAAACCGATAATAATATATAAATATACAAAACCATCGTTAAACGTTATTATTCCTTTAAACTCTCATAATCTCAATTTAAAAAGATTATTAAGATAGCTGGACCACGTGGAACTGAGCATCTCTATAAAGCCTAAGCTTTCCTC